CAAACAACAAAACTATCACTCACAAATATGACCTCAGAACCCTTACTTCTGAATCATGATCATTGAGTGAGTGGCAATAAGGATATTCAATGGTTAATATTAAATCTGGGAGTACTAGGTACCTGCAGACTTTTCTCCCAAACTATTCTCTAATTGAACTACATGAACTTCTTTAATTTGAGTTTCTTTGTTCTTACAGTCTCGATCTTATAATTAATATAGTGTCGGTGCTGAATGTTGACTGTGTTAACACCTTGTATTAAATCGATGAATTGATGTCTAACTTAGAAACTACTTGGTCTATCTTAAGTGTAGAAAACGTCTTCCTTAGCGAAACCATTACGATGCCAATAGTTGTAGAATTCATTAGAGCTGTCGAGATAGTATTTCTTCATTATAGTGGTAATCTCGTCATAAAAACTCTATCTGACTTCATCATCGATATTGTATCTGTCACGTAGGTGTCGGTTCATGGAATCATTAAAATCTTCCTCGTTACCATCAGCTCTATCAATATACATGTGGTTATCAGGTAAGTAATCTTGTAGTATCTCTGCATGTGCAGTTTCCATAGCCGCTTCAGGAGATATGCGTTTAGTGAATATATCATCCCAAGTGGTTTGACTAGTGTTCTTAGTTAGCTTAGTCTGAGCAATATGGGTAGTCAACATGTACATCTTATAAACTGCAAAACTCGAATGTTTGGCAATCTCAAAAACCTAAGGTAAATGAATGTTGTGACCCAAATCTCTACATGCTTTGAAATACCTTTCACAAGAAGACACATATGCACATCTCAGGATGTTATATATTGATTAGAGAAAAGAAACATTACCCATCCATGATTGTAGTTCACACATATCAGCGTAGATATAGTTCGATAGTTGCCTGTTAATTTTAGTGATGGATGTGGGTGTAACACTACGGGTATACTATATTAGTTAAAGTAATCTTTGCAAACTTCTGATTTATTTAACAGAGCCGTTATTATTAACTAAGAAGTGGGATGATAAATAATCTGCTTATTCTATTGAGTCATATACATCCATCTATTTTGCAATCTACCCTAACTTTGCTGATCCACTGATACTAGATTCACAATACACATACTTCCTCAAAGAATTAATCAGCGTTTAGGTGTGTATTGGATTAATGAAGATAATAGTATCATCTCCTGATACCTCGAAAAAATAGTCTTATCCATACACTAAACCGACTTTATGAGCCCCAAATAAAATATACGAACCTGCTCGAAGAGTATTGCCATTTGAGGTGTTCATCATACCGCTTCCTGTAGTTCCGCGTATAGTAGCTCGTATAGAAACATCTCCTTCACTTCTAATATTACGAATTGAATGTTCAGCTATACGTTCTAGATGTCTTAAATCACAATAATATCCGATATCTGCTTAGTGTTGTTTTATTATACCCTGAATGTATTTAAGATCGAAATTCTCCATAAGTTTATAATGTTAGGTAGAGTCATATCCACTACCATCAATACAAATACACTGATAGGCGCCTAAGGTATTGATCCAACTTTTAAATTTATCAGCACGCTATCTATTATTGATACCCGAACCATACCAACTAAATTATTACTTACAAATTGAAGTAATATGTTTAACAATTGGTCCAAGTAAAACTTTAATGTAATCATTTTCTTCTATAATACATCTGGATTTAATTTTAGGGTCAGAATCGTTTATGAAGACTTTCTCATCAGTTTTATTGTGAAACTTATAAGTACAGGTCAGTGAACACAAAGCTTTTTCAGAAGAATTGAATTCTAGACGCTTAGTGTTCAGGTAATCATCGTAAACTTGTTTGTAGATCTTTCTCTTTTTAGGAATACAAGAATTGAGCCAACTATCATAATCAATTAAATTATTGTCATGTGAATCAGAATTAAGGATAACATCCGTTATGTTCTTCTAACTGAACTATATCCATTCATTTAGAATGGATTATTCTGGTGATAATTGAACATTCTGGAATTAACGTGCAATAGCTTCCTTAATATTACAATTGCAGCGGCCAACATACTTAGGTTCATTAGTAGCTTCAATGCCTTATAATTTGAATAATTTATTGTATAAGACATCTTGGTTGGTAATTGGACGATCTAAGCAGTTAATAGTAGTATGATCAACTATACTCAACATGGGAGTATATCTTATGGTGGAAGAACGATGATCGACAGCGTTCCATCTGTTATATAAAGTGTGATCATTAGACATAGTGTTAATCTTGATGATACCATTCTACTCGTAATATACCATCATGTGTTTAGATAATTCTAAGAGCATCTTCTCCCAATCATTCCCTGAACAACCATTACAAATTATGTCAAACTCATCATTAGACTTGACGTAAGGTATATTCATGATGAATAGGACAATCAAAACGAAATAATGTCTGGTGGTCATGTGTTTGGGCAAGAAGAGCATCGAAAACGAGAATAAGAAGAACATACCTAAAACTTTGTAATACGATTATTGATCATTGAAATAAGCATCTATACACATCTACATAGCTAACATAGCAGTAGTTTTTAGACATTAAGTACTGAATATTGAAGATATTAATGAACCAGTACCATAATCTAAAAATATTTATAAAAATGTAAGTAGTAGAGTAATTAATCGTATTTGCCCAGGCGAAAATAGAGTGGTATAATGTATAGTAAATGCATAATTAATAGTGGCGTCATAACCAATGAATAAGAGAGCATTAACAAGTAATGCACAAATGATTATTGTCGTCCATTATTATTTATTTAGATCGGAAACACTTTTTAGAACTACAGCATATTTAGTTTGTTACTGGAACTCTGGGTGTTGGTGAGCCTTATAATCAACGATTTTGGAACATATTAGGATCGCTAAAGATATCACAACAAATAATTATTGAATACCACTTAAGAAAGGTAGAATGATAAGCAGTAATTTTATTAGTGAGTTGATACTTTTAGTACACATAGCAATTACAAACATTATCAACATAATGCATATTATCAAAATACTAGTTCCAAATTATAAATGTAATAAGAACAGTGCTTTTACGGTTTCGTCGACTTCCGAGTATACTGGGTCCGAATGTTTGAAAGAATTAAGTTCTTGAGCTTAAACTAAAAATATGGGAGCACCAAGCATAGCAATAAGGACACCGTATAGAGTGTAACAAATTAGAAGATAACGGAAGAATTTCTACTTATTATTATTAAAATCTCTAAATACTTTATGGGAATTCAGTTTAGTTTCGACACGATTTTTAACGTCGGTAAAAACCAAATTGGTGAATTCAACGAACATGAATACGCTCTTACCGAATTATTATGAGAGCGTAGCGAGTAAAAAGTAGAAATTAGTGAGTTCCAAGATTGTTTACTGTAGGAAATTGGCAGTCTTACGCATTCTAAATTCATGATCAGCTTGCACTTGTACGAAGGCCATTTGATTAACATGTTCTTTCATGCTGCGTTAGATTGATAGTTAGACTTTGTGGGCGGTTTAGATAATTGCAGTGTAAATATCGTTGGAATATAGAGTGCCGGAACTTTTCTGAGTTTTAAGGATTTCGGCATGTTTATTTTGTAAACTCTTAACACAGTTGGCTAGTTGATCAGCAGTTGAATCTGCCCTTAGGGTGCTAGAAGCGGTTATCATCAGTTCTTTCGTGATAACTAATTTGTAAGTGTAGTAGTTACCACGTTTATATGCTTATTGTGATAGATCGAAGATATAGGTCCTATCATCAAGAACAACATAATCAAAAGAACTGTTATCATTCATTAAACATAGATTGTTGTTGTTGTTGTGATTGTGACCTTTCTCTGCAAGAGACTGATTCAACTTTTTAAGGCGGAATTCATACTCTGCTTTTGATAATTGAGTGCGATGATAATTAAAATCATCGTCCATGTAAGAGTCAGAAATATTTTGATCATATTCAGTTACTGCGTGAAGGTAACTTAGTTTTACCTAAGAAAAGCTTAAATAACTGTATGGAGAAATAGGAACCTTGAAAATTTTAAAAAGGGCATAACCTGCATTGCGGAATTTTAGTATTTGAACTACTTTAGTGACAATGATACAGTTATTGTATTAATAATTGAAGGAAGTATCAATGTCTTATATACTATCATAATAGATTGGTTGATTGGGGCCATATCTCATTTAAGCATGAGTGTAGACATGACCTTCATTACCGTTAACAACCATCTCTACCATCTCCTCATCATGTAGATATTGCTATTGAATGTTCTTTACGTTTTGTAAGTCGCGGGGGTTACCAACTCTGAAATATCCTTCTTAAATGATCTCTTTATCATCTTAGTGGTTAATTAAAACTGGAGTCCACTATGACAATGTAGGATCACGATTTTCATTGCATGGTTTTTGGAATACCCAACCTTAAGCGAAAGCACATTATACTTGATTGTTAATGATTTTTTGATGGCAAGTTTCCATAACATCGGGATAATAGTAAGAATCAACAAAACTCAGTATAGAGTTTTGGAATATGGAGGAATCGTCTTAGCGTCTGCAATTACAATTATGAAACCCATGATAGCATACGTCCCTCTCAATATTGAAAGGTCCTAATTCACGTGATTGTTTAATAAGGGAAGTGATGTATTTCTGTTACCTGACAAGATCTGCTTAATCTGTAACATAGTTACAACAATGACCATACATACCTTTGGCTATATTCCTTGAAATATTAGCTCCAACGCTTACAATTTTATCATTCTAGAGTGATCTGATAAAACTGAATTAACTGTATTCCATTATTGTCCTACATTCAGCTAAGTTAGGGTGGGGGTGATTTATCTTAGCTCCGATCTTATCTTTAATCTCAACATTACCGAAAGTGGTTTTAAATTATCCGAATGGATCACAGGGTACTGAGTGTTTTTCTGTGTATCCATCGATAAAGTTAATTTTGGGGTTCCAGACATAGTAATCTTTACCATTTTATCCTTATTAATCTTTTCCTTGGTCTATCAGGGTTTATGCTGATATTCCTCCAACGCACTAAATGAAAGCCTTAAGCTCCATTTCAGCGTCTTCATCATCGTCGTCA